AGGTTTGGTCAAAGCATAAGACTAGCTGGGTCTAATCCAACATTAGACTTACCATGGAAAAGTACTACTAATAGTGCATCGCCTATAACTATTATAAGAAACGGATATCTTCCTGTAGAAGATTTTGAAACCGATAGTGCTGGTATATGGTTAATTTCAGATCAAGAGGTAAATATACCACTTCAAGCTGAGTTACCAGTTGACTTTCAGAATAATCTAAATAATTTTGGTTCAGGTCAAGTTGTAATGTATAGTGACAGAATAGTTATTGGTACTAAAACAGATTCTATATTATTATCTACTGCTAATACTATTGCTTTATGCACTCAAAACTGGCAACATGATGTTGATACTGTATTAGATATTTTAACAGATTTAATTGATCAAGTATCTAAATTATCAACTGAAGTACAAAATCAAGCTAGAGCAAGTGCAACACAAACATTTCCAGTACCTATAGTTGGATCAACTTTATTAAGTGTACAGTCCCCTACGTTTAGTACTTCATTACAAAATACTATAAATATAAGTACAACAGTAAATTCATTAAAAAGTAATTTAGAAGCATTAAAGCAAAAATAGAAGTGGTTTATATTTATTATATATACCATAATTGTGGAGAAAATAAATGGCAAAGATAAATAAATTAGCTCAAGTTATAAGAAAAATAGTACGTGAAGAAGTACAAAAAGAAGTACGAAATGTATTAAACGAGCAAAAACAAAAATCCGATGTTGGTAGCTTAACGTTAAACGAAGCGTTATCTCAAACAGAAGAAGATTTTCCAACTATGAAACAATTTACCTCTAAGGATGCAAGAGCAGGATTCGCTGCTTTACAAAATGGGTACGACCAACCACCAAATGCATTACAGGGACATAATGGTAGAGTAGTTTCAACTGATCAAGTAGATCCTTCTGTTACAAAAGCTATGACAAGAGATTATTCAGAATTAGTAAAGAGGTTTAAGAAATAATGGCAAAATTAGTACCATCATTATCAAGCGAGCAAATTGTACTTTCAGGTGATATAGCTGTAGGTATTGGATTTCCTTTGAACGTTGGTACTCCTAATCAAAATTTTACTACCACTAAACAGATTCATGATAATTTAAGAAATTTAATATTAACTATGAAAGGTGAAAGACCTATGCAACCTACATTTGGTAGTGATCTTTACAATTTACTTTTCGAACCTCTTTATGAAGACACATTAACATTAGCTTGTTCTGACGCAATTAAATCTGCTGTAGCGCAGTGGATGCCGTTTGTTACTATAGAAGATGTTGATGTACAAGAACAAAGAGATAAGAATTTAATATTTGTAAGAGTATCATATAGTGTTCAAGGATGGACGCCTGACAATACACTTAATTTAGCGGTGAAAGTATAATGGCTTATAATGGATCAAATCAAATAAAAGATGTAAAATATACACATAGAGACTTCGGTGGGTTAAAAAATAAACTTATTGAATTTGCTAAAACTTATTTTCCAAGTTCAGTAACTGACTTTTCAGAAGCTTCACCTTCAACTATGTTTATTGAAATGGCAGCATATGTAGGTGATGTTCTTTCTTTCTATACTGATTATGCAATGAAAGAAACGATGCTTCATAGAGCAACAGAAAAGAAAAATATTTATGCTATTGCTCAAGCTTTCGGGTATAAGCCTAAACTAACAGCACCTGCAACTGTAAATATAAAAGTAATGTGCTTGATACCTTCTGCAGGTACAGGTAATAACATAAAACCTAATTATGATTATGCACCACGTATTGCATCAGGTATGACTATATCAGATGCAGGCGGGACTAAATTTCATACAAATGATGTAGTTGATTTTGCTGTTTCTAGTTCTGTTGATCAAACTGATATACAAGTATATTCAACAGATGCATCTACTGGTAGACCAGAGTTTTATATATTTTCAAAAACAGTAAATGCTATGAGTGGCCAAAAATTGGTAAAGCAGATACAAACCGGACCAGTTAGAGAGTACCCTTCTTTTACAGTTAATGATACACAAGTACAGAGTATTGATTCGGTTGTAGATTCAGATGGTAATAGTTGGACACAAGTTCCATTTTTAGCTCAATCTACTGTATTTGATGAATCAGTAAATGATATAGCAAATGATCCTTACTTATCTGAAGGTTCTACTAACACGCCTTATGTATTAAGATTAAAGACAGTTAAGAGAAGGTTTACAACTAGAATAACCGAAGGTGAAAAAATAGAGTTAAGATTTGGTGCAGGTATTACCGGTGATCAAGATGAAACTATTATACCTAATCCTGAAAATATTGGTTCAAACTTACCATCAGGTGTTAATAATTTAGATAAATCTTTTGATCCTTCTAACTTTCTTTATACAGATGTTTATGGTCAAGCTCCAGGCAATACTACTTTAACAGTAAGATACACAAAAGGGTATGGACTAGGTGCAAATGTACCAAGTGGAACAATTACTAATATTGATAGTAAAACGGTAACATTTGATCCTGCTAAAACTTTAATAAGCGGTACAAGAACTGCTGTTGTTGATTCTATAACTATTAATAATGAAGAGCCTGCATCTGGTGGTGCAGCCTCTGAAAATACAGAAACTGTTAGACAGAATGCTCTAGGTTATTTTGCTACTCAAAATAGAATGGTAACAAGAGAAGATTATGTAGTTCGTGCTTTAAGTATGCCATCTAAATTTGGCTCAGTTGCTAAAGCATTTGTAGCATCAGATGAACAAATGTTGCCAAATGAAGTTAGTGCTAATAATCCATTAGCGGTAAATTTATATGTACTAACTTATAATAAAGATAAACAGCTAACAACTGTTCCAAGAGCTGCTAAAGATAATTTAAGAACATATTTATCTCAATATAGAATGTTAACCGATGCTATCAACATAAAAGATGGTTTTATAGTTAATATAGGTATTGACTTTGAAATTACCGTATTACCGGGACATAATTCGAACGAGGTATTATTAAAATGCATAAAATCATTAAGTGATAAATATAATATTGATAAATTAAGTTTTGCAAGTGCTCTTTATTTAACTGACATATATTTATGTTTAGCTAATGTATTAGGAGTGCAATCAGTAACAGATGTAAAGGTTAAAAATTTATTTAATGGAGATTATTCTGAACATAGATATAATTTACAAGAAGCAGAATATCAAAATGTAATTTATCCATCATTAGATCCTTCTGTATTTGAAATAAAGTTTCCGTCTAAAGATATTAGTGGTAAAGTAATAACGTATTAGGGATAATTATGATAAAGACTATATTTCCATCTAAGGATGCAACATTATACGAACATACAGCTAGTATGAATACTGGTCTAGATCCTATACTTGATATACAAAAAGACGTTTCTGGATCAGGAGGAGACCTATTTCGCTCTAGAGCTGTAATACAGTTTGATACTGACACTGTTTCTGCTTCTTTAGCTGCTCAAGGAATTAACACAGGTTCGGATTCAGGAAGCTTAAAATATTTCTTAAAGATGTTTGTATCAGAAGAAGTTGATGTACCTTTAGCCTATAAGTTAGTAGTTCACCCAATGAGAGAATCGTGGACTATGGGTTCAGGAAAATTTACAAGTTCTCCTATCGTTACTAACGGATGTTCATGGACTAATAAAGGTGTCCAAGCTTGGGAAGATGCTGGTGGGTATTTCTTTTCTGGTTCACATGCATCTGAATCTGTTATACAAACATTTAGCAATGTTACAGGTGATATTGAAGTAGATGTAACAGAAATGATTGAGGTTTTTCATAGCGGTGCTAAACAGAATTTTGGTTTTATAGTAAAGCGAGTAAGCTCTGAGGAAAGTGATGAAAATGAATTTGGAAAATTATCTTACTATTCAAGAGAAACTAATACTATTTATCCACCAAAGTTAGAAGCAAGATATAAAGATGTAAGTAACTCTTTTGGTGTAGCTGCAACTGGTTCCGAAGTTACTGTAAATGATATTATAAACATAAGACCTAGATTACAGCCTGAATATAGACGCGGAGATACTACTAGAATTTTTGTAGATATTGATAAACAATATAGTGGTCGCTCTCAAGTTGGAGCTGCTGGTGTTATTTCAAGACATTATTTACCGCAATCATCTTCATTTGCAATTAAAGATGTTGCAACTAATGAATATGTTCTTAATCATGATGAAAATTATACTCAAATCGGTAGAACAAGTAACACGTTAAATTATTTTGATTTAGATACAAATGGATTATTTCCTGAAAGACATTATTGTGTAGAATTCAAAGTAAATTATTATTCAGGCACTAATGTAGTGGCTACAAAACATTATAAACCAAATTTATATTTTAGAATAGCGAGATAACATGGCATACGGAGCATCAGGTGGAGGATCAGGACAATCTTCGTTTACGGCAGATACAAATCAAACCGCAAACGCAAGAGAAACGCCTACGGGTAATGGTAGAACTAGTGTTTCTTATGAATCAACATTTGATACTAAACCTGATACATCACCAGCTAATACTGGTTCTATTTATAACATAATAGGTGAAACACCCGGAACTATAGATGTTGATGATTCGTTTTTTATTACTGACGAATTTGAGGATGGTGATCTTATAAATGTTTTATCTAGAAAATTACGTAATCCTATTTTTGATAAGAGTGATATTGAAGAAGCTCAAGATATAAAAATATTTGAACTATTACCTAAAGAACCTACATACCCTGATACACCACCTCAATCGTTAGATGTATATGTCGCTAATTGGTCACGTGTAATTAACTTTGGTGGTGTTACTGATCCAACAAAAGATCCAAGAGTAGAAAGTTTAGGTGACTGGTCTATTGAGCAGTGGACTGAACGTCATAGATGGCCTACAGTTGCAACACTTGATCCTACATATATGTTCTTTACTCAAGACCCTGCATTATTTTATTCCGCAAATGCTATAAGTCACTATGAGCCTGATCAAAACGGTGATATACAAGCAATAAAAATACCAGACGCAGAGGTAAGTTGGCTATTAGATGGTAAAGAAGTTGCCTCAGGTAAGCCATTCTTAAGACTTTCAGCGTTAGATAGAACAGTTGAGGTTAGAGACGGAGTAGGTGCAGTAATACCTAGAACGCTAACTTGTGTAGTAAAAAATGATAAAGGTGAATTTAGAAAAGATGTAAAATTTGCTGCTATAAATTCAGATGATTCTGGCACACTAGAAAATGTATCAGGATTAGGTGATAGTGAAGTAGATAACTTTTCATCTACTTACGAAGGTTCATTTGTATACGATAATAATCCCGATAGCCCTAACTATAAAAGAGCTGTATTTGAACCTGATCCAAGATATGAAGCAAGAAGAATTTTTGTAAGATTCAAATGGGACCCGTTCGATCAAGATAAATGGTCAAGAAGAAGAAAGTTTAAGAAAAATACAGCTACTGTTACAATTGATGGTCAAAGAGTATTCCAAGGACCTGGTACTGACATGCACGATAAGTTTAAGAATAGAGATAAGAAGAAAGGAAGACATCAGGATGCTATGGCTTTTTTTCCTGAAATTTTTAACGATAACGGTAGACTAAAGACAAAATATAGAAATAAAGGCGGCGGACAATTAGCTGATATAGGTGTATTTGATTTAACACAAGGAAGAAAATCTGCTCTATTTTATGATGAAATAGACAAAGGTGAGGGCGATTTATATATGTTCGAAAAGAAGCCAGGGCCATTTACAGGTAAAGTATATCTTAAAAAACGAGTAAGAAAGGGTGGTTGGTTTAGTAAGAAGATAGATGTATTTTATGAAAAAAATCTTAGCTTTGTTAATAATGAGCTAACATTAGATACAGCATTTAATACAGAAACAAATACAGTACAAGATATTGATCTTGGTGTATTTAATGTAAGTTATACAAAGGGTGAATAAAGATGGCTTTAGATAGAACAGAATTTATATTAGATGATTTTCACGCACCTGAGTTTGATCCTAACTTAGGTAACACTATAAAAATTACATCTGGTGAAACTTACCTTAATGCACCTTCTAATCTCGATTTAATAACTATAGATCTTTTAGATGAAGTTGATAGTGTTGTAAGTACTTTTACTGGTCATATTAGTAATATAGGTGGTATAAAATATGAAGCAGGGTTACTTCATCTAGATACCTTTCAGATAGTTGCATCTCAATTTGGTAGAACAAGCGGTGGCTATCAGATTAAAATTAGTGGATATAGAAATTATATTTATGATGCTATTGTTGACCCTAATAATGAAACAAAACTTGTCGATGTAGACGACGCTGTACCTAATCAGATTCAACATAGTAAATTAGAAGTAATTGAAGTATCTAAATCAGGTACAGAAGTTCGATTAAAAGCAACAGCTAAAAATGCTGTTTCGTTTGCTGATTTTTATAATTTTGAAACTCCCGGCACGCTACCAATAGATGGATTCTATTGGAAGTATATGAATTTCTCTGATAATCCAAATATTAATACTACTGTTTATTTTGCAAAATTTAGCGAGGGGTATAATCCTTCTACAAATTTAGCTTTCTCTTCTGAAGCGCAATATGCTGCTCATAGGATAGAGCGAGGGTTAATAGGCCAAGATGGTGATGGTAAGTATGTGTATGATGGTGTTAGAGAAGTAAATCCTGATGGATCTTTTCAATTTATACAATTTGTTGGTAATCAAGGAGTAGCTGGATCTGTAGATGATATATGGCCCGTATACTTACAAGTTACTAAACCCTTATCAGGTGACAAATTAAATCTTGTTGCATTAAATTGGATGTATCATGAGTATGTTCCTAAACCTGATGTGTCAAGTCCGAACGACCAACCTGAACCAGTTGACACATTAATATTAAAACTCGCATCACCTGTACCACCTTCGTTAAAAGCAGGTATTAATGTTTCATTATTAAGACCGTTATTTATACCTTACAATGTTAACGTTGATATCGATATTCCTTTCTTAATAGATGAATCATTTACCGAGTTAAGAGGACCGAATCTACGCCTTGGGTTAGAAAAAAATTCAGCTAAAGCAACTTTAATTAAGAATGAAGAAGAATTAGTTGGTACTAATCAAGATATTAAAAACAGATTAGAAGCTAAAATTATTAGCGGATCAGGAATTGAAGTAAATTATGATTTTACTCAATATAAAAACTTTGTTCACTTTTCATCTGCTGAAGAAAGGCTGAAAAACTTTAGATACAAGATTCAACAAATAGAACATTATGAATCTAAATCATTAGCGTTAGGTGACGGGTTTGCAGGAACTGATAGTGATGTAACTGGCTCATTAGATGTAATAGCTAATAAATTGCAGTTTGATAATTTGAAAAGAGGATTCATTAGAAGTTTTACACCATATGAAGAGCATTTATATTATGAATCATCATCAGTTGAAACAAGATATACCGACGAAGGTGAGATTACGTTAAACCCAACTACGTGGCCTAAATCTAATTCAGAAAGAACAGGATTAGGATATAATTTATTCTCTGTTACATCATCTGAAGCTACTACATGGTATACTGCTCAATTAACTACAGCATCACTTTACGATCAAACAAATATGTCTATGTTAAGAAACTCAATACCTATTCATATAAAAACTGATTCGGAAAATCAATCTTATGAAGTATTTATGGATATGGTTGGTGAGCACTTTGATACAATATTTCATACTATAAAGGATTTTGAAGAAACTTATAAACAAAAAGAGTCGGTATCAGAAGGTATATCAAAAGATTTATTATTAGATGCTGCTAAATCATTTGGTGTTAATTTATATCCTGGATACAGTTCTGCTGATCTTTGGGATTATGTATTAGGTACCGACAATTCTGGTACTTATCAAGCATCCGGTTCAAGTGAGACTCGTACGTTTGTAAAAAAAGATTCACATTCATCAGGTGATATAGAAAAGCAAACATGGAAACGAATAGTAAATAATTTACCTTTACTGTTAAAAACTAAAGGTACTGCTAGAGGTGTACGAGCATTGCTCACTTCATATGGTATTCCTTTAACAATATTAAATATAGATGAATATGGTGGTGCACCAGTAAAACGGTCAGCTGATAAAAGAGAGATTCAAAAATTTAATTATGCTGTTGATTTTTCAGGCTCTGCACATTTACAAACAACACATGCATTTATTGATTTTGACGATCCCGGATTAAATCTTTCAGTATCAGGCTCAGGCAATCGTGCATTAAATATGTATGAATTTAGAATCGATACATCAACAACTCAAAGTATGCACCTTGCAAGTTCTGATGAAAATGGTGCAGGTACAGAAAGATGGGTACTAATGTTAGAGCATTCATCTTCTGCAGCAGGTCATGATTCACCTTCTGCAATCGCTGCAGGTTCAGCATCAGTTTACGCTAATTACGGAAGAGTAACTTTTTATTTATCTGGTTCAGCTGCTCAACCTGCTGTATCATGTTCAACTGATTATGCACCTTTTTATAATAATGATTGGTGGAATATATCGTTTGGATGTACTGAACATGCTAAGCCATCTATTACTAATACTTTTGAACTTAGGTATGCTGCAGCATCTGAACATGCCAACGGAAGATTAACTCATACAGGATCGGTTAGTGTAGCTGCAAATATTCATAATATGAATATGTGGGCTGATACGCAAAAAATAAGATGGGGTGGATCAGGCTCATCTGGACAAGCAGGATCAGATTTTACTAACTTACAACCGTTCTCCGGTTCATGGCAAGAAATACGAGGATGGGCTGAGTATTTATCAACCGATGCTTTTCATCAACATACTTTAGCACCAACTTCTATAATAGGTGATTCTATAGAAAGTGCTTACAATGACCTCTTTTTACGAATACCATTAGGAACAGATTTGAAACGTTATGATGTAACATCACCAGGTACTACACTTACTCTTGATAATACAAACTATTTAGGTTCTATTCCAAATGATTATAATGCTGAAAGCGGATATAGTATTGGATGGAATGCTACTCGCAGACCGAAGTTTATAGGATGGCAATCAATACCATTTACTCCTAAATCTGAAACGTATTATGTTAAAGTTCCTCACACAGCAGGTCCGTCTAAACATTCTAATAAAATTAGAATTGAAGATAATACTTTACGAAACAATACGCTAGGTAGAGATCAATCATTTGAACAATCATCATTTGACTCTAACCCGTTAGATTCTGAAGATGTATCAGTTGTATTATCTCCAGCAGATCAAATTGACACCGATATTTCAATGCAGTTTGGTTCATTAGATTTAGATGATTATATAGGAGATCCTAGAGATAAATACAAATATGAATATACAGGTTTAAGAAATCTTAAAAATTTATATTTCAAAAAATATACTGGTGGAACTAATGTAATGGCATTTGTTCAATTTTTAAGATCATTTAACAAAGGACTTTTCAAACAAATTGAAGATATGCTACCAGCTAGAGCTGATGCTATAGTAGGTATAGAAATACGGCCTAATCTTCTTGAAAGACATAAAATTGCAACTATAGCTAGTATGTCTCAAGAAAATTTACAACTTACATCTAGTATAACTTTAACATCAACACATGATCTACCGAACAGTGAAATAATAAATTCACAGACTTTCTTTGGTAGTGACATAGGTACTTTATCAGCATTAATTGGTGTTGGAGCTGCACCGTCTCAACAAAGAAGTGGTTCAAATGATTATTTTAATCTTTATAGAGGTGCAACATATTTAAGAGATGTATTTGGTGAAGCAACAGAATCAGCTGTACAAACTTATGTTTCAGGTTCACCTATATGGTCAGGTGGTGAAGATTTCAAATTTGTACCTACATTTAATCTATACCATAAGCCTGATGCGTTTGAAGTGCCTGTAAGTCAATCCGGTGTAACTGGTTCAGCTGCAAAAGCGATATCAAATTTATATCCAAAAGCAGTTGATATACAACCTAACTACATTTATAGCCCAGCACAAAGAAGATTAATAATTGAAGGTACTAGAATTAATTCACCTGACTTTAATGTTGGAAGTAGTGAAACTATAGACGGTGGACCTGTTGCTGAATATTTATTAGTAAATCCTAATATTATAACTGTTGATCCTAATCAAACAACAGATTCATTCGGCGATCCTGTAAGTCCATTGAGTGGATACAATCAAGGAAGAGGTGGAAGTGGGGGTACAAATCAAGCTTCACAAATAAATGTAAGATAACTACTAAAAATTAATTAAATGTATATTTATTATATATAAGAATAGGAGAGTAAAAATGGGATATTTAGATAACACATCTGTAACTGTTGATGCAGTTCTCACCAAGCTTGGAAGACAAAGACTTGCAGAGGGCGCACTCAGTATTACAAAGTTTGCACTTGCAGATGATGAAGTAAATTATGCGATGTATGATACTTCACATAATTTAGGAACTTCGTTTTATGGTGAAGCTATAGAAAGAATGCCTCTTTTAGAAGCATTTACAAATGATCCACAAGCGATGAATAATAAACTGGTAACATTACCTAAAAATACACAAATACTACCTGTAGTATCTTTAGCACAGTCATCTATATCTTTAACTAATCCAGGTCAAACAGTAACATTAGAACCTCAAACAATAAATATCCTCAACGCAAATGCTTCAGGATATACATTTACAATTGGTAATACTGATATTGTTTCAATGCAAGTTATGGAAATGGCTACACAAACAGGAGGTACTGAAACCACAGCAATGCAAGCTAGAGGAGCTGGTTATATACCCCCTCAAACAGGAAATAAATTATCAGGGACGGTTATTGGAATGTCAGTAAAACTTACTGCGTATTCTATTACTCAAACTACTTCAACAACACTTACAATATCAGGTAATGGTACAGGAGGGACAGTTACTGTTCCAGTTACTATTTCCAGAGATACATCACTAGACTAGGAGAGAGTAAATGGCATATACAATTTTTAATACTGACGATGTAATATTAGGTAATGTTGTTAACGGGGTAACATCAACTCTTTTTACAGGTAATGTATCCAGTTTAACAGCATTTCATACATCTTCAACTCAAACCGCTTCAGTAAGTGGACCTTACCAATTTGAGCTTTATAATGCTAATCCTGTATCTGATACTAGCGCTGAAGTACAAATGAGTATTGCTTATGGTATGTTCAGAGGTTCAGGCTCAGTAAGACAAACAGGTGCTAGTATTGGTAATTCACCTACTAAAGCAGTTTTCTCTCAATTTAGAAATTTACTTTTAGATGATCCTACAGATGCAACAGCATTTACTGATACAGATGGTTCAGGTCATGGTAGAATGTTTTTTATGACCATGAATCGTGCTAGATTTAAGCAAGGTGTAAATGCAGGTAACTGGGAGTTACATTTATCTGCTTCTGCTGGACATTATACAACAAGTGTTGTAAAATTAATTGATGATTCATCAATTTCTGACGGTGATACTGTTAACGGTCATTTAGTTTATAATATTGTTAGTGGTTCTGAAACAGATGGATGTTATAGTGATGGATCTGGTGATAAACATTACTGGGGTAAATTTTATCCTGAACTAGGAATATTTGCATTTTCAGGTAATAAATTTAGAAAAGGTAATACACTTGGACCACAATCATCACCAGGATTAGGAATGACAATTTCTGACAGCGCAAATACTAATGATAGAATGAATAGAAAGTTTTATGATATGATTAATAGAGGTAAATACTTTTCTATTAGAGCTGAAGAAGATGTATCATCAACACACTATTTTGTAAGAGTAAAAAACTCTCAATATAATTATTCTACTAATCACACTTATCAAAGAACAGGTTCGAGTGGTCAGATAAATGGTCAACTTCTACATAATTCATTTATTCAAAATCCACAAACCTTTATAACTACAGTTGGATTGTATAATGATTTCAACGAATTATTAGCTGTTGCAAAACTCAGTAAACCATTACTTAAAAACTTTGAGAGGGAAACTACGATAAGAATTAAGCTTGATCATTAAGGAGGTATATAATGTCTATATACAAAGAGGTAAAAACTACACCACTTAATAAAAAGCACGTAGCTCACAAATCATGGACTATAACTGATGAAACAGCCGCTAACCATGGCATTATAAGTTTTAGTGGCCAATAC